ATAAAGCCTACTGGCCCTACGGCATGTCGAAGGAGGGGGCCTTCCACCTGATAGGCCCTCACCCTGAACCCGGCGAGCCAGTGCTGGTGTGTGAGGGCTACGCCACGGGCGCCAGCCTGCACATGGCGACGTCGCTTACTGTCGCCATTGCCTTCGACGCGGGCAACCTGCTGCCGGTCTCCAAGGCCATGCGCGAGCGCTTTCCCGGCTGCCCGCTGATCATCTGTCGCGACGATGACTGGAAGACCAAGCGCCCCAACGGCGAACCCTGGAACCCAGGCGAGGAGAAGGCCGCCAACGCCGCGCTGATCGTAGGTGGCCAGGTGGTTGCCCCCGTGTTCTCCGGCGAACGCGAGATCAAGTGGACCGACTTCAATGACCTGCACATCGCCGAGGGACTGGAGGCCGTCCGCCGCCAGGTGCTGGCGGTGGTCAAACCTCCTGCAGCGGGTGGCTGGAAAGACCAACTGGCCCGCACAGAAAACGGCTCCCTGATCGCGCACATGCAAAACGTCGAGCTGATCCTGGGCAATGACGAACGCTGGGCCGGGGTCATCGGTTACAGCGTGTTCAGCTCCAAGATCGTAAAGCTGCGGTCTGCGCCCTTCGGTGGCGGTGCCGGCGATTGGGCCGACATTGACGACATGCGCGTGATGAAGTGGCTCGCGCAGCAGTACAACCTGCGGGTCAAAGCCTCCCATGTGATCGAAGCGGTCAGCGTGGTTGCCCACGATCACGCCTTCCATCCGGTGCGCGAGTACCTGGAAAAGCTGGAATGGGACCGCGTACCCCGCATTGAAACCTGGCTGACCGACGTGTTGGGCGTCCAGACGAGCGAGTACTCGGCCAAGGTCGGCAAACGCTGGCTTATCTCAGCTGTTGCGCGGGTGATGCGCCCAGGCTGCAAGGCCGACTCGGTAATGATCCTTGAAGGCGGGCAGGGCGCTGGTAAGTCCACGGCCATGGGCGTCCTCGGGGGTGAGTGGTTCATGGACACGCCTTTTGCCCTAGGCGACAAGGACAGCTTCCAGGCGATTCGCGGCAAGTGGATTGTCGAGCTGGGCGAGTTGGACAGCTTCAACAAGGCCGAAAGTACCAAGGCCAAGCAGTTCTTCTCCGCGTCCACCGACACCTACCGCGAGAGCTACGGCCGCAGAACGAATGACGTGCCACGCCAGTGTGTTTTCGTGGGCACCACCAACCAAGAGGAATACCTCAAGGACGCCACGGGCAACCGCCGTTACTGGCCGGTATTCTGCAACAAGGTCGATCTGGAGCAACTGCGCGAGATCCGCGACCAGCTATGGGCCGAGGCTTTGTTCTGCTTTGAGGCGGGCGACATATGGTGGGTGACCAAGGATGAATCGTGGATGTTCGCCGAAGCGCAGGATGAGCGCTTTGTTGTGGATGAATGGGAAGGGCCGATCCTGGCGTGGATGGAAGAGTCGCAGATCGGCGAAACCGCCACCGGCAATGAGATCCTCACCCAGGCGCTGAAACTGGATTTCGGCCATTGGGGCAAGCCTGAGCAGATGCGGGTCGGGGCGATCATGCACCGGTTGGGCTGGCGAAAGCGGCGCATGCCGGCATTGCCCAAGAGTGGAGTGCGGCCCTGGGCCTACGTAAAGCCTGCGGGTTGGGGGCGTGCGTCTGCGTTGCAGCAGTCGGTGATCGAGGAGCCTTGCTTCGATGATTAAGCGAATCGACGAGATGCTCAAACTATGGGCGCAGGATCTGCACTCACCCATGCCGCAAAACATTGGCGGGCCGAGCGGCGGCAACATGATCGCCATGCTGATGGAATGCAAGGGCGAGTTGATACGCGGCACACGCGGCAGTCGAGTGCTGCTGGATGAATCTGCCGACATCGAGCTGATCGTCAACAAGCACTTGCCGCCGCAGCTGTCGGTCGTCGTGCGTGAGCATTACTGCAACCACGAAAGCTTCCTCTCGCAGAAGTACACCCATTGCGGATGCGGTCGGGATACCTACTACCAGCGTCTGCACGAAGCTCACCTGCACATTGCCGGCATGCTGATGGGGAAGGCTGCATGACCCCCGGCGTTACTCCGTGTGCCTTTGTCCTACTGTCCGCCCTTGTCCGACTGCCATTTAGCGCAGTTGGACAGGCGCAGTCCACGCCGTTGTTGGCCTGTCCAACCGTCCAACCTTCACCCGCCCCACGCACACATGAGCATAGCGGGCATGTAATCGCGCCCATGGCGCGCACGCGTGCTTTTAGCTTTCTTTCTATACACAAGAGAAAAGGAATAAAGGTAGGACAGTAGGGCAGAGCCCCGTATTCAGGCGCCTGTAGCTGTCCTACTTCGATTCAGAATAGTGGGACAGGTCAGACGGGGCACCAGAAGCGATAGCCGATTGAACGTGTTGTCCCTGTGTTGTACCTGCGTCATACCTGTATTGCACCCGTATTGCGCCATGGCATTAAAACCCGCTTGCTGCCACCGGAATCGACCTGTAAAAAGTACCCATCTTCGATAGGTGCGACCGAAAATTAAGCGCATTTTTTTGAGGCTTGTTTGTCTCCCGTGATCCAGATCACGATCACGGTGATGGTGACTACCAAGTACACGAAAAAATTGAGTGTGTGGAAGAACAGCCCTATAACCTCCATCCTTTCGATTGGGGACTCAGAGTAAGCGAACTTGAAAAAACCATGCGCGGAGCTAAAGAGCATCACGCATGAACATATCAATCCTAACGTTCGATACAAAATGCTTCCCATGATTTTCAATCGGCGCATCGCCTGCCCGGTGACATCGGTGGGTGCAAATAGCCAAGCAACGAACGCCCCCCCAATGATGGTTGTGAGCAAGTTCGCGAAAATCCCGGAAGCATCCATGTAACACCCTGTTTTAACTTGAAGTTGAATAAACGACGATATCAAGAAACCCGGCCTCTGAGCCGGGTTTTTGCATTGGAGAGAGTGATGACAAACGAGCAGCAAGCGCTTATTGAGATGCCGATCTGGATGGTGATCGTACTATCCCTGGTCGGCGGGATTTCCGGCGAAGCATGGCGGGCCGACAAGGCGGGGGTAAGCGGCTGGTCTCTGGTCCGTCGCTTGCTGCTGCGGTCCGGGGCCTGCGTGGTCTGCGGGCTATCCACCATGATGTTGCTGCACGCATCAGGCATGTCGGTACTGGCAGCGGGCAGCATCGGTTGCCTCACCGCGATGGCCGGCGCCGATGTCGCCATCGGCCTGTACGAACGCTGGGCCGCTAAGCGGTTGGGTGTGTGTGATGTGCCGCCTTCGGGTGGAGGTCAGGTGTGATGTGCTGGAGGCCAAGTAATACGTGGCTTGTAGCGTATCGCACCAAAATGAAGCATCGAAAAGCCGCCGGGGACCCTGGTGGGATTCGAGGGGCACGGGGCATGAAACCCGCGGGAAAGCGTTAGCGGGTGGGCTGCCAGCTTACTGAAATTCAATCCATTGAAATTGAAAGGTTTCCATTGAAAAGCCGTTGAAAAGGAGGGCTTATGACGGATCCACTCTTTCTGTCCAAAAGCGCTTTCGCGGCTCGCATCGGCAGGACGCCGAGTTACATCACTTGGCTCAAAGGCAACAATCGCCTGGTACTGTCGCCGGACGGCAAGATGGTCGACGTGCTGGCAACTGAAGCGCTGATCGTCGAAACCGCCGACCCCAGCAAGGCCGCCGTCGCTGCTCGACACGAGCAGGACCGGATTCAGCGTGACGTTTACAGCCAATTGTCCCCCTTGGTCGAGCCGACTAACACGGCTGCGCCGCCGCAGCCTATGACTGTCGGCGCCAAGGGCCACGACTTCCATAAGGCTCGCGCCATGCGCGAACACAACCTGGCGCAACTGGCCGAGATCGAGCTGCACAAGGCGCAGGGCTCGCTGGTTGCCAGGGATGCGGTGGAGCTGGGTGCATATAACGCGGGACGACATCTGCGGGACCAGTTGTTCGGCCTGCTCCCCCAGCTTTCCCACAAGGTGGCAGCCATGACCGATCCCTGGGACATCGAGAAACACCTGGCGGCGACACTTCGTAAATCACTGGAAGAGGCTGAGCGCATGTCCTCGTCCGACCTTGAACGAGCAATGACAACGAGCTGACCTATGACCACGGAATTTCCTGACGGTGACCGTGCGTACCGTGAGGCGTATTTCCGTGGGCTGCGACCCGACCCAGACCTCTGGATCGACGAGTGGGCCGACGAGTACATGCGCATCCCGCGAGATACCGGCGCCCCTGAGCCCGGCCAGTACCGCACGGATCGGACGCCGTACGCTCGCGAACCCATGCGCTGCCTGTCACCGGCTCACCCTTGCCGGCGAGTCATCACGATGGTGGCCTCGCAGCTGATGAAAACCCAGATCGCCTTGAACTGGATGGGCGGACTGATCCACATGGCACCGTCCAACATCCTGGCGCTGCTGCCCAGTCTGAGCCTGTCCAAGCGGGTTTCCGGACGGATCAGCAAGACGATTAAGGCGACCCCAGAACTGGCGAAGCGAGTAGCGGCCAGCCGCTCGCGGGATGCCCGCAACACCATGGATACAAAGGAGTTTGAGGGCGGCGCCTTGTACGTCACCACGGCGGGTTCGGCTGCGAACCTTTCCGAATTGTCGGCACGCTACATCTACGGCGATGAGGTCGACCGTTGGGAGAATGACGTCGGCCAGGAGGGTGATCCCATCGTGCTGGCAGAGACGCGGGCGACCAACTTCGGGCGCAATGCCAAGATCTACTTTTCCAGTTCGCCGACGATCAAGGGCGCCTCGCGGATCGCGGACCTGTTCGAGTCCAGCGACCAGCGTTACTACTACGTGCCGTGCCCTTCATGCGGGCATATGCAGGTGTTGGAGTGGGAGCGGCTGCTCTATAGCAAGGACTACCGCACGGTTCACTACCAGTGCGCCGCGCCTGAATGTGACGTCCTGATCGAGGAGCATCACAAGACCGACATGCTCGCCCGTGGCGAGTGGCGTGCCCATGGCAGCGGCGATGGCAAGACGGTGGGTTTCCACCTGAATGCCCTCTACTCACCGATTGGTTGGAAGGATTGGGCCTCGCTTGCCGAGGAGTTTGAAGACGCCAAGAAAGCCCAGGCCAAGGGCGACATGGGCCTGATGCAGGTGTTCTACAACACTCGGCTCGCTAAGGTCTGGGACAGCGCGCAAGAGCAGACCAAGGCTGAAGTGTTGATCGCTCGGGCACGACTGGAGACCTACACCCTTGGCAGTATGCCGGTGGGCGTGCTGATGCTGACCGGCGCAGTCGACGTCCAGGCCAACCGCCTGGAGCTGATGGTGATGGGTTTCGGCGTCGGTATGGAGCGCTGGGTGGTTGATCACCAGGTGATCTGGGGCGACCCGGCCGACGAGCGCACCTGGGCGGTGTTGGATGAAAAGCTCAAGGCCCGATATCGGCATCCCTGCGGTGTTGCCTTGGCGATCCTGGCGACGGGCGTCGACTCTGGCGGTCATCACACCGATGAGGTGTACCAGTTCTGCCGCGTGCGGCGCTGGCGCAACGTGTTCGCGCTCAAGGGGGCGAGCAAGCCCGGCAGACCGGTGATCGCTCAGCGGCCATCCATGGTTGACGTGACTTGGAAAGGGCAGACCGAGCGCGGCGGCGCCGAGCTTTGGTTTGTCGGTACCGACACCGCGAAGGACTGGATCTACAACCGCTACGCCTTCGAGGACGGGCCCGGTTCGCTGCACTTTGCCAACGACCTACCGGACGAGTTCTTCGCTCAGTGCGTGGCCGAGCGCAAGGTCGCCCGGTACGTCAAAGGCTACAAGCGTATCGAGTGGGTCAAGGGCAAGGCCGAGCGCAACGAAGCGCTCGACCTGATGGTGTACTGCCTGGCGATGGCGCATTACCTGGGCATCAATCGCTACCAAGAACACGACTGGGAGCGGATACGCCAAGCGCTGGCTCAGTCCGGTTTGTTCGACGATGTGTTGGGCGTTAAGCCCGTACAAGGCGAGCGCGTCGATTCTGATGAAACACCAGCACCGGATGCGGCGCGTCAGTCGCAACCTGCACCGGCACCTGCAGCACCACCTGCAGCACCTGTGGTCCAGCCCCGACCCGCTGCACCCCCACAACGCCGCAGCTCCACCAGCGGTTACCTGAAGAGACGTTGATATGTCGTTTACCCCGAAGCACCTCGAAGTCATCGAGCGCGCCATTGCACGCGGTGAAAAGACCGTGCGCTACAGCGACCGCACGGTGGAGTACCGCTCTATCGACGAACTGCTCAAGGCGCGCGACGAGATCCGCACGTCGCTGAGCCAAGCCGCCGGGCCGCGTTCTCGCGTGATCCGGCTTACCCACGGAGGCAAGGG